TTTGGCTGAGACACTGGCTGCTGTAAATCCTAATCTTCAAAAGTTTATTGAAACCAAGATAGAAGATACGATAGAAGATGAACGTGCTGATATGGCAGTAGAAATTGCTAAAAAAGGATTTAAACAAATAACAAAAGAACATAGAGACAAGTACGGTGATGATGCTACTAACCAATTAATTGGTGGAAGTATATTTGCACAGGACGAATTTGAAATACAAAAGGCAACATATCTTGGTAACAACTCAGCTAATGAAATAGAAGCTTTATATAACAGCAAAAGATACCCTATTATTTCAACAACAGGTGAACAAATTGAAGTACCACTATCACATTTCTCTATAGATTCTCCTGAGTATCAAGCTTTTCAAGATGAAGCGGCTCAACTCTGGGTTAATAAGACACAAGGTATATCAGATAAAAACTTAAATAAACATTTTCTTCCAAAGCAACGTAAAGCATTAATTACAAAAGCAGAAAGCCATCGTACTGATAATAATAATTACAGATACAACAGAATAAAAAAAGCAACTTATCCTACTCTTGCTCAAGGTTA